CAATGATACACCAAAGGAAGAAATAGAAAACACTACTATTCCTGATGCTCCTAAACAAGAGGAGACAAATAATTCCGAAGAATCTAATTCTGAATCATTAGATCAGGTAGCTACTGAGAATGAACCAGAAACTCAAGATTCTACAGAAGAACCTTCTGAAAAAGCAGGGAGTGAGGATTCGAAAGAAACACCTCTTGAAGCTCCTAAGAACTGGTCAGAGGACGTAAAAGGCACGTTTAAGGATTTACCTCGTGAAGCACAGGAGTATATGTTAAAACGAGATAAAGAGATGACTGCTGATTACACAAGAAAGACACAAGAAGTAGCTCAACAACGCAAAAGTTATGAATCATTAGATAGAGTTATAGCTCCAATGAGACAGCAAATACAAGCAAGTGGTATAGGAGAAGCAGAATATGTTTCTAGGTTACTTAATGCGGATATTGCCCTCAGAAATAACCCTAAAATGGCCCTCAAACAATTAGCACAAGGTTATGGCATTGATCTTTCATCAATAGAAGAAACTGGGGATTGGAATGAATCTGAACCCCAAATCACCCAATTACAACAACAAAATCAGGCGATACTTGCTGAACTAAATCAGTTCAAACAGCAAAATCTACAATCGGCTAGACAGCAAACAGAAAATCAAATTTCTACTTTTGCACAATCAACTGATACTAAGGGTAACTTAAAATATCCTCATTTTGAGCAATTAAGAGTTAAAATGGGTAATCTAATAGATGCAGGAGAAGCTAAAGGCTTAGAAGATGCTTATAGTAAAGCTGTTCGATTAGACGATAATTTATATAAACAATCTTTAGAATCACAAAGAAAAAGTGCTAAAGCAGAAGAAGATGCTAAGAGAAAAGCAGCAGTTGAAAAGGCTAAAAAAGTTAGACCTAGAACTGCGACAGCTCCTCCTAGTGGTTCTGTTAAAACTAGCGATTTAGATTCTTTGCTTATGGAATCAATTAGTAGTGCAGGTATAACTAAATGAGTTGTGGGTTTAACAATAACTTAATGAGGTATAAAAATGGCAAGTCCAAATAGTACGTTTACCGAAATAGTTACAACTACTCTTGCAGGATATTCAAAAACTCTTGCAGATAACGTAACTAATGGTAATGCCTTGCTTCGTCATATTGATGGAAAAGGCAACAAACAAATCGCCACAGGTAGAACAATTGTGCAGGAATTAGAATACGCAACTAACTCAACTGCAAAATGGTATAGTGGCTACGAGGTATTAGATACATCTACATCTAATGTATTCACAGCAGCTGAGTTTAATTATAAACAATTAGCAGGTAATGTGGTTATATCAGGTTTAGAACAGGTCGAAAACTCTGGTAAAGAAGCAATCTTTAACTTACTTAAATCAAGAGTAAGAAACTTAGAAAAAACTCTAAAAAATACTATGGCTACTGGCTTATATGCTGATGGCACAGGTACTGATGGAAAAGAACTAGGTGGATTACAGTTGATTGTAGCTGGTACAAATACTAACACAGTTGGTGGTATTAACGCAGGTACTTATACATTCTGGAAAAACCAAGTATATGATTTTTCAACAGAAAGTGTAACACCTAGTGCAACTACTATCCAAACAGCTATGAACACACTATGGTTAAGTACAACTAGAGGTGCAGACCACCCTGATGTTATCGTAGCAGCATCTAATTACTTTCAATTCTATTGGAGTTCTTTACAGACTAACCAAAGATTTACAAGTGATGACAATGCTAGTGCTGGATTTATGAACTTAATGTTCATGGATGCACCAGTATACTATGATGACCAATGTCCAACAAGCAAGATGTATATGCTTAACTCGGACTATTTATTCCTTCGTCCAGCTCAAGGTAGAGAATTCTCTCCTTTAGGTGAGAAGGCTTCTGTTAACCAAGATGCTATGGTATTACCAGTCGTTTGGGCAGGTAATATGACTTGTTCTAATAGAGCAAGACAAGGCATCATACAAGCATAATAAAGGAGAAAAAATTATGGCTTATATTACTGGAATGGACAAAACTGAAGTTAGTGATTCTGCTACTTTCCTAGTCGGTCAAAAAGGCATGGATGCAGCTGGAAACACCTTCAAGTATGTTCAATACGACACTGGTGCTGGAAGTGTAGCAGCAGTAAGTGGACAAGTTGCTTATTACTATGCACCATCAGGTGCTTCAGCAGGTGCTGTAAATGTAGTAACAAGTGATTTATCTGATTCAGCAGAGATAGGTGCTGGTGTTTTACAATCTGCTCCAACAGACGGACAATATTGTTGGATTCAGATAGGTGGAACAGCAACTCTATCTATTGCACTAACAGCAGGAGCTGATGGAGACCCACTAACACCAACAGGTGCTGGTGATGGTACTCTTGATGTAATAGCAGCAGCAACTTCACCTGTGTGTGCATTTGCTGTAGATGCTTCAGCTAAAATAATTGCTTGTCAATTTGCAGGTTAAAGCAGTATAATTATGGGGGTGAAATTCCCCCATACAAACAGGAGGTAACATGGGTAATTTAAGAGTAAACATATTTAAGAGTGAAGATGGTAAACAAGATTTAGTAGAGTTTAAACTAATCGGAGACCCTAATACTGTTATATATAAAATGAGTGAAAAAGAAGCACAGGTAAAACAAGATTTTCCTGCTGAATACAACGCATATTATAAAACTAAAAAACCAATACCAAAAGCAACTCCTATAAGTAAATTAAAAACAATTAATAAAAGTAAAATAAAATTCTTTGATTTAGAAGGCATTAGTTCTATAGAACAACTAGCAGACTTATCTGATGGTGCTTGTCATGGATTAGGTAAAGATGTATTAGATTGCAGAAAACAAGCTAGAAATTATTTAGCAAAAGAACATGATATTAAACCACAATTAATAGTAGGTAAAGAATGAGTTTATTAACCATATGCCAAGATGCAGCTAATGAGATAGGAGTACCCTCTCCTTCTACTGTAGTAGGTAGTACTGATACTACTAACATACAATTATTAGCAGCTGCCAATAGAGAAGGTAAAAACCTTGTTGCAGGATATGACTGGCAAACATTAATTAAAGAAGAAGCACATACAACACTTGCAGCAGAATCGCAAGGAGATATGAGTACCATAGCTACTGATTTTTTAAGATTTAGTAACGATACTATGTGGAACAGAACCACAGATAGAAAGTATTACGGACCACTTAACAACGCACAATGGCAAAGACTAAAAGCAAGTGTTAGTAGTGGTATAACAAATTACTTTAGAATAAGAGGTAATGCGTTATTATTTCACCCAGCTCCCCCAGCAGGAGAATCTGTGTTTTTTGAATACATAGGTAAAAACTGGGCGATAACATCTGGCTCAACAGCTAACGCAACTAGCTTTGCAGCAGATGCAAATACAACAGTATTAGACGAAGATTTAATTACACTTGGTGTAATATGGAGATTTTTAAAACAAAAGGGTTTGCCTTATGATAACCAGTTTCAAGAATACAGATTGAAATTATCAGAAAAGCAATCCAAAGATGGTGCGAAGCAAATCATTCGTATGGCAGGACCAAATAGACTATATTTGCCTGTTAACGAACCAGAAGGTAACTTCTCACTTTAATTATAAAGGTGAGTTATGAACGAAGAAGAAAAACAAAGACTAGCTAACGAGCTTAGAAGAAAATCTTTAAGAGAAGATATGTTAGATAAATTTTTAGGTGATAGACCTGAGTTTGGTTCTTTTCAAGATGCAACTAGAAGTTTAATTGATAGTGATTATAACCCAGAAGGAACTGTATTAAGTAGAGCTATGGGTATAACAAAACAACCTGCACAACCTAATATGAATCCTACTTTTACTGGAGGGTATGAAGATAAATTTGGAGTAGTGCCTATAGTAGAAAACGAAAATATTTATAGAGATAGACTAAATGATATGGGTATGTCTCAAGATAGTATGCCTTTACCAAGCGGTGTAGATATAATTTCAGACCCTCTTAAAAGTAAAGATATATTAGTAAATAGGTTAAAAGAATTACCATTAGATGTATTAGCAAAAATGTTAGGAATTAGGTAGTGCCTGTTAAAAAAGTAAAGGGTGGTTATAGGTTTGGAACAAAAGGAAAAGTATATAAAAATAAAACAAAGGCTAATAAACAAGCAAAAGCAATCTATGCTTCAGGGTATAAAAAGAAAACAACATGATTATAGATGAAGAAGAACAAAAGCAAATGATAGCTAATACATTAAGAAATAGCCAACCTATAAATAATCAAGCTAGGTCTTTGAAATATGGTGTAGGAAATCAAAATTTACCTAGAGTTAAAAATAAATTTTTTACTGATGCTTTAAGATTTAGTGGTCAAACGGCAGGTGATTTTTTATTAGGAAGCTCTACAGCAGAAGCATTAGGTTATAGAGCTGATGTAATGAAAGGTCAAGGATATACACCATCTTATAGAGACCAATTTAATACTACAGTAGATTTATTAAGACAAGGTAAAACTACTGAAGGTTTAGTAAAAGGAGCAGAAACATTATTAACAGGAACTGGAGCAGTAGGTGAAGGACTAATGTTAGGTAGTGCAGTAGCAGGGCCATTAGCTCCATTATTATTAGGTGCTGGATTTGTCATTAAAGGATTATCAAAAGGTGGCAAACTAATCTTACAAAGTAAAACAGGAAAACAAATATTAGCTAATTTTCGAAAAAATAATGAAGAAAATTATGATATAACTGATGTTTTTATTCCTAAAAATGATACATCTTCAGAAATACAAATATTAGAAGATAATATAGATATACCTACAATAAGAACAGAAGAAAATTATTTTGATAAAAACAATATATCATCTTTTGACGATAAAAAAGCTAATATTGCAAAAAATAGAAAATTAAGTAGAATAAATGAATATGGGTACGACCCAGAAGAAAGTACAAAAATAATTAAAAAAAATGAAATTGATACAAGTTATAGAGTTCAACACCAAGCAAAAGGACCAATGGATGAAAACCCAATAAGATTAGATAATTTAACAAAAGATGTAAATGGAGAACAAGCTGGTTATCCTGATGATTTTTATACAACAAAAGGTAAGCAGATTTATGCTCCTGGTCCTAGATTTAAAGATGATGAATATGGAATAGCTAACAATGAAAGTTATAATATTATTACAAAAGCAAAAAATAATCCAGATAGGGAAGTTAGTATTTATAGAGCTGTTCCTGATGAAGATAATATAACAAATATTAATGAAGGAGATTTTGTAACTTTAAGTAAAAAATATGCAGAGTTACATGGTGTTAGTGGTTATGGACCTAAAGGTAATGATGTTGGAAAAATATTAGAAATGAAAGTCAAAGTTAAAGATTTGTATTGGGATGGAAATGATGTAAATGAGTTTGGTTATTTTCCAAACAATAGTAATAAATATTTAAAAGAAATATTTGATGAG